CCCCGGGATCAGCAGTAAGATCAAGAACTTTCTGTGCCGTTAAAGCTGCAGCGGATGTAGTAGTACGTGCAAGAGCGTTCATGATAGAAAGTGTTTGGGCGGTTGTACTGTTAGTCAAAGTAAGTCGAGTAACTACCTGACGGTATACAGACATCGGTTCAATGTGCTGTAAGAAAGCAGTATTAGCAATAGCTGTCTTTGTTTTTATGGGTCTTATTTTAGATCCAAACATATTAAACATAATTTATTCCTCCAATAGAATATTTTTTTTAGTAACCTAATTTTACAACACAAGCAGCAGCAGTTTTAATCTGCTTGAAACCATTTCGTGTTCTCATTCTGGTAAAGTTCTCACCATATTCAAGATTGTAGGCAGTCAAATCATACTTCTTGATTTCAATCCCCTGTCTCTCACCCATCCACATATTCTGAGGATTAGCAAGAACCATGAAGGGATCTCCAGGAGAAAGGCTTGCAAGATCTGGCATAGTATCAGATTCGATGTAAGGATAATTAGCGAGCTTCGCAGGAGTATCCATTGTTGCAGGGAGCCAGAACATATAATCACCAAAAGCATTTTGTTTACTTACCAGCTCAGCTAATACAGTTTCATGGAGAATCCAGTGAAGATTAATTCGTTCTGTTGAAGCTATTTTAAGAGGTACTTGTTTCAATTCATGAGGATCCACACCAAGAACCTGATCTGCAGCTACACGGTAAGTTTGTGTTCCAGAAGCGTACAGGATACCATCATAGATATCTCCAGCATCAGTAGAAGCAGCAAGTACATTTGTATCAAGGTCAACAGCGTATGCTTCCATGAAACATTCCATGATCAGAGAATCAAGAGCTTCATTTATCTGCAGGTCGTCTTTGAATTCATCAACCCAAGGAACGTATGCAGCGAGAGTAGTTGCAAGCAACGTAACTCTTGCACCAAACCGTGGACCTTCAGCAGAGGAAGCAATCTTACTTCCTTTAGCCCAAGTAATACCAGAGCTAGTACCATCGGTACGTGTAAAAGCCATGTTACGAGAATCAAGAGCTGGCCATGAGTGCTGGGGTGCGGTCATTGGCATCTTCCGGATCTTATCTGCCATAACAGATACAGATGCAGCATATTTAATCAGCTCTGTTTCATATACCGGATTAACGGTAAGCCCTGCATTTGTACTGCCGGGATACAGATTAGTATCAATAGCATCTTTACCCATGAGAAACATCTTTCCAAACATTTCTCTTGAAACATCATCACCCATATACTCACCTGGAGTAATAATGTAACTCATAAGCTCTTTGTTTTTAACTGATTTGATTGCAGATGGACCTTTAACTGCAAAAAGAACAACAAGTGATAATGCTTTTGCAACATCTTTTCTGGTCAATTCTTTTTTCGGTGCAGAGAATTCAAGTGCAGCTTTCTGCATTTTCTTCAATGTCTCATTGATTGCAGTAAACTGAGATTCGATTGCTCCCGGCATATCTTTTAGGTATGCAGTAACATCCTGATTAAACTCTTCTCTCTCTTTGAAGTAAGCATTAAGCCCTTCTTTATCTGCAGCCCCTACCTCTGTGATAGTTTTTAATGCTGCTCCCCTTTTAAATAAAACAAGTGCTTTCGCTAAAATTTCTTGCCAATTCATAATTAACTCCTATAATTTTTATTTGCTATACTTATGCAATATATGTAGTACTAAGCATCTTTACTTGTGTTGCTTAGTATCTTACCTAATTCAGCAAAGGACATTCCTGTAGGAGCATCCTCTGATATTACGATTTCAACATTCTTACCTTTTAGAGTCTTTAGCATTTCCTCTAATCCAGTAAGCCTATCAGCCATTTCCTGCATACTCTTTCCGTTAGTATCAATGACACTCTGATTAATCAAAGCTCTTGGATTAGAAGGAACATTACAGATAGAGAATTCTAAAAGCTCTTGTTCCTGGAACTCTAACCATGCAGGATCATTCTTATCATCAATGAAAGCGTACTTCTTGGGAAAGAAGCCAACAGATCCAGCAGATATAATACCTAACGAAACTTTCATTCCAATAGACCAAGCGAAATGATCCACAGATTTTGGAGCAAAGACTGCTATACCTGCAAGATTATCTTTGGTAGTAATACTTTTCATATTACCAATAGCCGGACGTTTACCATCATGAGCCCACTGTAAGACAGGATTTAATTTATAATTCTTTAGATCCCACCCTGCAATAAGAATTCTCTCATCATCCCGATCTAGTCCACCATCAGACATGACAAAAGGAATCTCTATAATATCTGTATCTTCTTTAGTTACAGTTTTCCCTGGAGCAATGATTAATCCTTTATACACTTCAACCGGATCCATGATCTCACCATCAGTTGATATATCTTTAAAAAGTTTTATTCCCTCTGCTCTTGAAGTAATATCATATTGTACCTGATCTTTATGTCCTAACAATTTTACGGTTATCATTCTTTCCCCTCCGGAATTGGCTTAGTAGCATCTACAAGTTTTGCATCTCTCCACCATGTATCACCCCAAGGTACAGGTGCTTCACCATGAATAGCCCTGATTTGGTTGATGGTTTTCTTCCCTGCAGCAATAGCATCGTTCTCTCTTTTAGAAACTCTATTTTCATCTTCTTGCAACTCTGGTACTTTGTCAAGCTTAAATACTCCAGATATTTCTGGATTTCCGGTAGCTGCAAATAGCTGTCTGTTAATTTCACCAGCCCATAAATCAATAGTCGGGATGATAGTTTGTGAAAATAACGCAGCATACTGTTCGTTAGAATCCTTTCCGGAGAGAGCTGTACGTTCGCTCTCAGCGTTGGCAACCTTCAGCGGTACACCATAGGCAGCAAGGATCGTTCCCCTGTTCCAGTCAGACACATCCAAGTATTTAATCAAATCATTCTTCATAATATGTGGAGTTACATCACCACCAATCACAGCTACCCGAGATCCCCCCTTCGATCTAACATACTTATCATTCCAGGTATCTATAGCTTCCTTCGATTGCTTTGGTGATATGTTTCTTTTTGCTGATAGGATAATATCCGGGATAGGACCATTCTGTAAGGCATCGAGATTACCGAGATTAATAAGTCTATCCTGTTTTAGTAAATAGGTTCCTGCAATAGCCAGGGGAAATACTCCCCGGTATTTATTATATACATTCGGTTCAAAGATATGGAGGAATTCACCCTCTTTCATTTCATAGTATTTGGCATTAAGAATGTCATACCAATAGAAATGTACTTTACCTTCACCATCTATCCGATGAAAAACTTCCCGGGGATCCAAACAGGTAACAGACTCTACTCCACGGAATCCCATGTCATTACCCCACCACCAGAAAAATTCTCTTTCCCATCCCCACCAAAGAGAGGACTGAAAAAATAATGTATTAGCTGGAGAGTTTCCACCACTGTTATCAAAGATAGCATCAAACTTAGTAGGAACATGAACACCATCAATCTGTAATTCATAGTCAGCCCTCTGTATACATCTGTTAATAGTATTAATTGCTATGAGTACCCATATATGATTCTTCAAAGAATCTCCATCATCGAACGGTTCGTCATAGGCAAAGTCATCTAAAGGTGCAGCACCTAGCACCGGATCTATATCTTTTTCAATTTGAATAGGAGATTGCTTCTTACTCCTGGAAAAAAGTTTGAATTTAGCCATATAAAATTATCCCTCCATATTGTATTTCTCTTACTATCATAGTCAAAGTATCGGGAGCATCATCATACACATTCTTTCCAGTTCGGCTATAGGTGGTAACGTGCTTATAAAATTCAGGCCAGAGCTTTTCCCAATTGCTAGGATAGATGATCATGGTCTGGACAAGTCCGGAGTTTGTAAGAATTCTGGTTTCTTTATTGGACATAGACAATTCCCAATTGATAACCGTATCGGATCCTTCTCTCAAAAGTCTTTCCTGCATCCTTACCGCAAACTCTTCTCCCCCATTATTAGACTCTATTTTCAAGGTGTCAACTCTATTTAGT